CCTTGTATGACGATGGTGTAAATAATAACTATTCCGTTCGTAGAATTAAACTTGAAAAAGGTACTCTAGCGACAGACTGGAGCCCTGCGCCTGAGGACACTGAGGGTCAGATTTCAGCCGTCGAATCCAACTTCAAACAGCGCGCTGATGCGCTTGATGCTGGAGTGAGCCGTCTGACTGAAGGATTGAGAACCAAAGCAGATATCAGCTCACTCAACGTAACTGCCGAGAATATCAGGCAGTCTGTGAAGAGTCTTGAGATAGACACACAGAACAAGCTGGATCAGAAATTGAGTCAGGCTGAATTTGAAGTTCAAGCTGGCTCTATCCGTCAGGAGATCCTGAACGCAACCAAGGACAAGGCAGATAAGACTTTGGTTGTGGCTGAAGCTGGGAAATTGCGAGAAGAATTATCAAACTTACGGGTCGGTGGCAGAAACTACTATCGAGACTCTGAGAAGATTCGAACAAGTACGCGTTTCTTCTCGTTCCCTCTACATCTATACCTGACTCAAGAAAATGTCGGGGAAATTTGGACCCTCTCGTTTGATTTAAAAATCAACGAAGGAGGTGAGATTCGTCCTCTACATTTTTATCATTATCAAACAAATCGATTTGGGATAAAGGCTAGCGGTGACATTACCCCTTCAAAAGAATGGCAACGGTTCACGTTTACAGGCTCGGTTATCTTCCCGAACGACGATCCTCGTTATGCAAGAGGCGAGATGGCCTTGTATGATTACGGTGGAAATAATAGCTATTCGGTTCGCAGGATTAAACTTGAAAAAGGTACTCTAGCGACAGACTGGAGCCCAGCTCTCGAAGACACGGACGGTCTTATCACTGAAGCTAAGGCTACCTTCGAGCGGACAGCTCAGGGCTTGCGAACCGACTTATCAGCTATTCAGGAATATGTCAATAAAGACGGTCAGCGACAGGAAGCTCTACAGCGTTACACTCGCGAAGAGAGTGCTAAACAAGCAACGGCTGTACGTGAGCTAGTTGAGAAGGACTATGTAGGCAAAGCGACTTATCAAGAAACTGTAAAAGCTATTGAACACAAGTTCGAAGCTATCACGAACCCACAAAATGGCTCGATTGCCACCCAGATTGCGACCTACAAAAATGCAGTAGATGGCCGATTTGCAGACATCACTTCATTGATTGCTGGTAAGGCTAATCAGACGGACTTCCAGCGTGTGAAGGAAACTAGCCAACTCTATGAGCGTATCATTGGTAGCAATGAAAATGACATCTCTAACAAGGTCGCACGTATGGCCATGACCAATCAGCTATTCCAGGTTGAAGTTGGGAAGGCCTTTGCGGAACATCAGAATTTATTCTTAACCTCAACGCTCACTAAAGGATTTTTAGGGAATAATGGAATCATTAGCGTAGCGAATGCTACACAAAAGGAGGTTACATCCGATTTCATTTCAGTGGATCCAAATGAAAAAATTATCTTCCAGCACTGGGTAACTCTGCCTGAGAATGGAATGGCTTGGACCGCTTGGCAATTTTTCGATAAAAACAAAAATCCTATTGATAACCGCAAACCAGGATTAAATGCTTATAAAACAACTGTAGGCAAACAACACAACATCAATCAAATCACTGTACCAACGAATGCTTATTTCGTCAGATTCTCAGCTCGTATGTACGATGATGGTTTGATAAAAGTAGAACAGGGATCAGTTCCATCTGATTACTCAGTATCACCAAACGATGCTCTTGAAGCTGTGAAAACCGTTCAAAGTCAACTAGCTGGCTCATGGGCAGTTCAGAACATCAATTCAGCTGGAGATATCATTTCTGGCATCAACCTGGGCGCTAACGGTCATAATCGATTTGACGGCAAGTTGACTCATATCACTGGTGAAACCTTGATTGATAAAGCGGTTATCAAGTCTGCCATGGTGGATAAGCTGAAAACGGCCAATTTTGAAGCAGGTTCGGTGACTACTGTTGTCTTAGATGCTGAAGCTGTTACTGCGGAAAAAATAAAAGTTGACCAGGCTTTATTTAATAAGCTTGTCGCAAATGAGGCTTACTTGAGCCAACTCTTTGCTAAGCAAGCATTCATTAACCGTGTTCAGAGTGTTGCGATTGATGCAAGTCAGGTTCGCTCAGGTATTTTAAGCGGTGATAGGATTTACGGTGGGACCATTAGAGGGGCCAGCATTTATGGTGGAACCTTAACAGGTCATACCCAAATTCAACTAGGCTCTTATGGCTCATTTGATACAGTGAATGGTGGTTTACAGATTAACGTTCCACGAAACTATAATGCAAAAGATGGATTGGGTGTCCAGTTCATTGGCTCTTATGGTCGTGGCGAGAATGTCCCTTACGGTCTTTTTGTCTATAAAGATTCTGATTTTACAAGAGGAAATACCGCAACTCCAACAACTGAATTTCTTTTAACAGTTGAAGGTTATATTAAAGCGAATGGAATTGGTTGGATGAGGACTGGGAAAGGGAGCATCAACGGGGGAACAACAGCTACTATTGGTTTTTGGAATTCAAACAATGTCTCTCTTGATTTTGGTGGCTCAGGAAATGACATCTACTATAGTTACAATGGCACAGCATACAGTCTGTGGTCAGTTGTTAACAAGCATTTCTCAGATAGACGTCTGAAGGACAATATTGTTGACTGTAAGCACAAGGCTCTTGATTATATCCATCAATTCCAGTTCAAGGAATATGACTGGAAGAAGCAAGAGGATAGGCCACAACAAGCACACACGAAGATTGGTTTGATTGCCCAAGAAGTTCAAGCAGTGGATCCTACGCTTGTTTACGAGAACGGAGACACGTTGAATCTGGATAATCTCAGATTGACTAATATAGCACTTAAAGCAATTCAGGAGCTTGCTCTTGAAAGTAGAAAACTTACACAAAGATTGGAGAAATTAGAAAATGAATACAGAACAGCTTAACCGCGCACTTCGGATGACAATCAATGACTTATCCGATACATCAAACGGTACAATGATTGCAAATAATATCTTGAGCATTCAGCTGGAAGAACAATTGGCTGAAAATCAAAGACTTCAAGCACGAGTGGATGAGCTGGAAGCTCTGCTTGATGAAGAAACTAAACCAGCAGACAAAGGAGAATAGACATGGCAATCAATGGTTATAACTTATCAACAAAACCATACTTAAGAATTTCTGGTTCTAATGTTGAGACCGTGGTAGAAATTCAATTATCAGAAGGAAATCGCTACAGCACTAACTCACGGTCATTCCCTGGAGATCGTACAAACGAATCAGAAGATGTCTTGATTCAAGCGGTGCTGGATGTCCTAAAAGCCGAGCTAGATCCAGGAAGCGCCATCGTCAAAACACAGGCGCAACTTGAACAGGCCAATCAGAAGATTGCGCAAAACGAGAGTGAACAGAACAAACTTGCAGCTCTTATTAAGCAGACTGAAGAAAATGCAAAGGTGAACCAGAAGGTCATCCATGTTCTTGTTTTGAACTCTGTCATGAGCAAGAATATTGGCTATGGAACGACCTACAAAGAGCTGGTTGAGTTGATTCCACTAGCTGAAGTTGGTAAGACCTACTTACCACATGACCTGATTACCATTGAAGACTCTGAGCACGTTGAAGTGAATGGAGAAGGGAAACGCATTTTGGTTCAACTTAACAAGGAATTTACCTATAATGGTGAGCCTGTCAGCGCATTTGTGACAAATGGTACTTTGGAACAAAACGGAACGGGTGTCGCTTGGAAATTTGAAGGGAAGGAATAGAAGAAATAAATGAAAATCGAATTGTTTAACTTTTTTAGAAGTCTAATCCAAACAGAAGATGGCTTGGTATTATATGCCTTAAGCTTAATTGTCATTATGGAAATTGTTGATTTTGCATCTGGAACGTTCGCGGCGATTGCAAATCCAGAAATTGAATACAAGAGTAAGATTGGCATTAACGGCCTGATTCGAAAGATTCTAGGGGTCCTCTTGTTGATGGTATTGATTCCGATGTCTGTCTTGCTACCTGAGAAAACAGGTTTCCCATTCCTATACTCAATTTACCTCGGATATTTGATTTTTACTTTCCAATCGCTAATCGAAAATTACCGTAAGTTGAAAGGCAACGTGACCATCTTCCAACCTATCATCAAGGCATTTGAGCGGTTATCTGGTGACAAAAACGACAAGAACGAAGGAGAACAATAATGGATATTGATACAAGTAGATTAAGAACCGACTTACCGCAGGTCGGAGAACAACCATACCGACAAATTCATGCACATTCAACGGGTAATCGCAACTCAACCGCTCAAAATGAGGCGGACTACCACATGCGCAGACCAGCTGATTCTGGTTTCTTTTCGCACGTTGTTGGTAACGGTCGTGTGATGCAAACCTGGTACACTGATCGTGGTGCGTGGGACGTAGGCGGTGGCTGGAACGTTGAAGGCTACGGACAAGTAGAATTGATTGAGAGTCATGAAACCAAAGAAGAATTCATGCGCGATTACAAGCTCTATGTTGAGCTTTTGCGCAACCTTGCTGATGAAGCAGGAATTCCGAAAACGCTAGACTCGGACAGCTTAGCAGGAATCAAGACTCACGAATTCTGCACGTACAACCAGCCGCGAAATGCAAGCGACCATGTGGATCCATATCCTTATCTGGCAAAATGGGGAATCAGTCGTGAGCAATTCAAGAAAGACATCGAAGGCGGCTTATCTGAAGCTGGCTGGAAACGTAACGAATATGGCTGGTGGTGGGAAGAGTCAGATGGCTCTTATCCAACAAAACGCTGGAAGCAAATCAACAACGAATGGTTCTACTTTGATGAACGTGGCTATTGCTTAATCAATCGTTGGTTTAATGATGGTAAAGACTGGTTTTATCTTGATAAACGTGGCGCAATGGTTACAGGCTGGATGTTCCTTAATCATCGATGGTATTTCTTCAAATCAGATGGTCGTATGGCTACTGGTTGGGTGAAATATCGTGAAACCTGGTATTTTATGGAAGAAAAAGATGGTTATATGCTATCTAAACAGTTCATTAAGTCAGGCGATGGCTGGTACTATTTGAAGGCGAACGGTGAACTTCACACAGACCCAGCCTTCAAAACCGAACCAGACGGACTTATCACTATAGTTGATAAACCAAAAGAAGAAAAATAAAAACAGAAAGGACTTTCAAATTAGATTACACCAACCGCAGGCCGTTTGGCTTGCGGTTTTTTTGTTTGCTTAAAAATGGATTTAAAATCCAAGAAATGTAAGTCGAATAAACGCATTTTAAATTCGTAAAATCATCTGCTTGGGGGAGTAGCGGTTTTGTCAAAAATAAAAACAGTGAGCGATCGCGTTTTTTTGTTCAAGAGTTATAAAAGGAGTTATAAAATTAAATATAGCTTGATTTAATAATGTGCCAGAGACTCCCACCGGCTCCATTATTCCTTTGCATTCTTTTGCATTCCTTGGTAAAACGTTGTTAAATCAACGTTTTTTGTTTTTGTCTTTGGTATTCTTTTGCAAAAAAGAATACAAC